AGGTTATACCGTGCCCGTAACGTTGAGCGCGCTTAAGTTCAGAGATAGTTACGGTGATACCTTCAAGTCCGTTACGGGCACTACTAATCTTGTGGACATTCGCGGCGTTAAATATCTCTACCTTGAAGATGGTTTCATCAACAAGCAGTACGAAGCGGTCATGTCAATCGGCTATACTAGCATCCCTAGCGTTATAGAGATATGCGCTGCGGAGATGGTAACCGAGCTGTACATGGAGACCCCATTCGCACCGCAGGCAAACCGATTCGGTGTGACTGCCATCACGGAAAGCGAAGCTGGTATGTCCATCTCCAAGACATTGCAGGCAATGCGTAATCGCGTGAAACCACGGCTTGCACCATATACGCGCGTGACGATATGAGCGATCTCTCACAAAGATTGGCACGGCTGGAGCGTGGGATATTGGCAGCGGTTAAAGATGTAGCGCAAAACATCCCTTACGAGTTGCAGATCTTTACAGAGGATTATCTCAATCCCAACGAAGCAGGGCAGAAGACATCAAAGAGCGGGCAGCGTTACTATCCACGACCGAACACAACGTCTAAACTGCGTACACTTTACGGTAACATTGCGCGGTCTCTTGCACCGGGTGAAACAGGTAATTTTAGCAATGTGGAATTTCGTAATGGCAAGTTTGAAATAGAGTACGGTTACGATCCGCGCACACCTGTGAAGTCTGGGAAGATTAATCAGACGCTTATGTATGCGCTGTACAATGAGAAAGGCACATCACGTGCAAAGGCAAGGCCGTTCTTGAAACCGGGCTTTGCTGCTTACATGCGCGATGCGTCAGGGTATAAAGCACTTATTAAAGAGCTTGAAACTACGATCGTAGATGAGTTTATGCAGGAGTTCGGATAATGGCTACCAATTCGATGCAGTACATTGTGGACACAATCATTGATGCTCTGAACAGCGACGGCAATCTTACGCCGCGTCGTATATGGAGGCCAGACGCGTATGAGTCAAAGACTACAATCTGCTATCCATACATTAGCCAGATGCAGTACGACACCGACTCCGAGACGGGCTTGAGCTTGGGGCTTGGTCGTGCATTGGTCGAGATCATGTGCAACGCAATGATAGAAGCAGACCCTAGCGAGTTAGGCATAGCCAATGAGCGAGCCGGTGATATTGCGAGCCGTATCAAGTACGCACTAGAGCAGTACGATCTGGACGCGCTAGGCAGCAGTAACGATGGAAGATTTTACACGGCTATCACGTCAATGCACGTTGACGGCAACGTAGGCGAATTCAACACGGGCAGCAATAAAATCCAGATGGGCGTTGCTGCTACTGTCACTTTTGTTATACGACCGGTCTAGGACACATGGACACACAATTAGATACCTTCCCCGTCAGCTTCTGCGTTATCGCATCGCATGACGACATGCACAAGAGTATGCAGGGGATGCTCCGCTCACTACCAAAGAATGCGGAGGTTTGCATCCTGCTAAATAAGCAGGGGCGCGAACATCACGTTAGCGAAGCGGTAGAGCATACCGACGAACACCATACAATCCGCTCGCGCGAATGGACGTACGAAAAGGGCAAATTCAGCTTCGCACAAGCTCGCAATCTATGCGGTCAGATGGCTACGAAGGATTGGATCTTCTGGATGGACTGCGACGAATACCTTTGCGAGCAGCAGCACGAAGGCATAGCAGAGGCAACGCTTCGACACGGCGGCGGCGTAGGTGGTTTTATGGCAGGGCAAGCGTCGCTGTCATGCTATAAGAAGCTGATCGGCGAAGCAAACGAAAACGAATACTTTAACATCGGGCAACTGCGGATGTATCGCAACACTCCAGAGTTTTACTGGGAAGGTTACGCACACGAGCAGATTGCACACACTATCCGCGGTGCTGGATACAGCATCGTAGATACAACTATCACAATCGCACACAATGGTTACAGCGGCGAAAGTGAAGTGCTCAAGAAGAAGCTCATACGCAATACTAATCTGATCGGCAGATGGTTAGCAGAGAACAACGAAGAGCACGGACTGCATACATTCTATCGCGATACATACGTTCGCGATTTAACAGCACTAATTAAAATGGAGAAATGAAATGGCACTATCTGGATTCGTGATCAATGGTGGTCGTAAGGCAGAGTTCTTTACGGTTACCGTTGGCACAACACAGACAACCTTTGCATCGACTACTCCCGTCTATTCATGTGATTCACAAATCACGTCTGACGGGGCCAATGATGACAACGGTATTCGCACATGGACGCTCGACCAAGTACAAGCAGATAAGCTGTACTGGGACTTCGTTCAGACGTACGCACCTGCTTCTACCTCATCAGCTACAACGGAAGAGTTGACGATGGAAGACGGCGAAATTATCAGCGGCACATCAGCGGGCAGCACTACACTTGCTATGCTTGTACGCGGCGCAACGATTAAAGACGGGCCGGGCAACGGCAAGCGTCTTGCATGGGCTGGACTCGTTAAGGTTTCAAAGTCTTCCGGCTCTGTAAACTTTGCTGGTACTGCTTACGTTAAGCCAACTCTCACGGCTATTGCTACAAGTATCACGACAAATCTTGTTTTGCCGTCGGCTGCATTAGCATCTTATGTCGGTTCAACAGCGGTAACACCAGTTACTGTTACAATCGCAGCATCTACCTATCCTTACGGTAAAATGCTTGTCGATCTCGACATTGTATAATCAAGCGTAGCGATACGCGTACTGGGGGCTGGTGCTGGCGATCTGTGTCCCGTCAGTTACTGGCCCCCTATTTTTAAGGACACACAATGAAATTAAACGGCGTAGAAATAGACCATCTACCGGTCACGCTCCGCAATCAACAGATTTGCAAAGACTGGTATCAGCGCATTAGCAATCACATACAGCAAAGAAGCGTCGAGTATATGCTCCGCACGATTGCACGATTGCGGCACGGTAGCGAAGAGTTAGCAGAGCTAATCGACGAAGTGGGCATGGTCAATAACGTAACGCTTCAGGCGCGAATTGTGGGGCTAATAGAGGCACATAAAGCGCAGCATGACTACGAGAATGAACAGCGCAAAGCAGCAAAGCAAGCCGAGCTGGAATACGAGCCAATGACGGCAGAAGCAGCAAAGGCCATAGCAGAGCAGGAACTGAAAGACTCGCTAGTGGTGCTGCTAAAAGATAGCCCGGAGATAGGGCGCCAGATGTACTTTAATTTGGACGCTTTCCCGCATACGATGGAGTCTATGCTGCTAGGCATTGACTGCATACGGGGCACGGTCGATTATAGCAAGCTATTAGAGCAAGAATCGGATGCTATCAAGAGCGCAAACGATAGCGAATTCTGGCAGGACGTGACGGCCTCGGAGGTGGCTCAATACGTCGATCGATTTCGCAGCTCGCACAAGCAATGAGTTATACGAAGTTTGGCGGGTCACTATGTGGAAAATTCACGAAGTGAAGCTGTTAGACAAGTACGGATTCTCGCAAGAGCATCCTAACTTTACAATGGACATAGACGATAACTACACCGACACGTTACCAGCTACCGCATCATCTATGGCAATGGCTCTGCAATACGCTCCCGAATGGGGATTGAGTTACTACGAAGTAATGGATATGGCGTATGCGGAGTTTTACAAGCTGGTAAACATCCAAAAAGCAATTAACTATAAGAAGCCGTGGTGGACTGGAGATGTAGGCGAGCAAGCATACATGTACGAGAAAGCCAGCGGCAAGCGTCTCAACAAACCTCGAAGGACACACAATGAATTTTGAACCAATCCCGCTATCAGTAGCGAACGCGAAGCTATTGCAAGAATGGCAAGGTAAGATTAGCGCATACATTGAAGAGCACGGCAAAGACCGCATCATGTCGGGCGTGTCGAAGATGTACGCAGAAGATGCAGAGTTTGCCGCACTTGTGGATAAAGCAATCAGCAATGGCGGTACGTTTACCGAGCTTGACTTGACCGAATGGGCAAAGAGCAATATGATAAAGGCAGCCGCGCTGCATCGCCAAATGCAGGAGCTACCGCACACAATGAGCGCACTTATGCTTGGCATTGATTGCATCAAAGCGACCGCAGACAAGAGCAAGCTATCCGAACAGGACGCAGCACAGTTTGACGATGAAGGATTCTGGCATCACGTAACAATTACCGATGTGCAGAAGTATTGCAATACCCTACTTGAAATGAAGTAATGGCAGAAAAAGCTACCGTCCAGTTAACCGTAGATACCAAAGATTTTCTCAAGAATCTTACTAAAGCAATAGATACGATTGGCGTAGCTAGTGAAGAAGTACGCGATCTATCTAAAGACTTCACATCGGCTTTTACTGTTAGCGATGGGAAAGTAAAGCAGCTTAAGAACAGCATTGCTGCAATGATAGCAGCGGGCAACAATAGCGGCGATGCTTTCGATGGGTTGGTAGCGGAGCTTAAAGCAGCGCAGGCGCAAAGTGATAATCTCAAGAATGCGCTTAAAGAAGTAGATAAACTTGTAGTCAGTCCAGAGATTGACGATAAGGGTATTAAGTCTTTTAAAGAAGAACTGACGGGCGCGTTTGAATCTTTAAAAGGTGGGGATGCAGGCGGCGCGTTGTCAGGATTGACTAGCGGTTTCGCCGCTGCTTTCCCCGTCGTGGGTTCTTTGTCCGCTGGCATGGAAGTGTTTAGCTCTACTATTGGAGCAGTGGCGGGCGCATTTGGTGATGCGTTTGCAGCGGGCGCGGAGTTTGACAAGACGCTCAAGCAGCTATCGATTAGCACGGGGCTAGCAGGCGAAGATTTAGGCAAGCTAGAGACGGCAGCGGACAATGCTTTTTTGAAGGGCGTAGGGGAGAGCGCGGCGGAAGCTGCGAAGATTGTGGGTTCGCTACGTCAGACGCTAGGAGATGCGATACCACTTGATAGTTTAGATGAAGCAGCGATTCGATCAAACCAAGTAGCGCAGGCATTAGGTACGGAGACGCCAGAGCTTGTAGGTAAGCTATCACCGCTGATTAAGCAGTACGGCTTGAGCTTTAACGATGCGCTGAACTTGGTAGCATCTGGAGCACAAAAGGGCGTTACCGACATAGGCGGCTATTTAGATGCTATCCAAGAGTTTACGCCAAACCTCAAAGAAGCTGGATTCAGCGCGGAAGAGTTTACGGGGCTGCTAGGCAAAGCGGGCGAAGTAGGTCTCAAAGACTTTGCAAAAGTTGGCGATGGTATCAAAGAGCTACAAAACCGTATTAAGTCAGGCGACCTGCTAACGCAATTGCAGGGCATCGGCGGCGAGACGAGCAAGCAGCTTGAGAACCTAGCACGGCAAGCGCAGAAGGGCACGCTATCAGGTAAGGAAGTGCTCACGCAATCTATCGCAGAGATTGACAAGGCATTTAAAGATGGCAAAATATCGCAGTCGCTACGTGGTCAATTGCTCACTACCTTTGGCGGCTCCATCGCAGAGGATATTGGCAGCGAAGCGTATAGTAAGATATTCAGCGCGCCAATTGATACAGCGGCGGTTAAGAAGGCAGCGCAAGAAGCGGGCAAGGTAATCGACCAAACGATACCGCCGCCTGATTTTGGGCGCATCTTTGAGCTTGCAAAGAAAGAAGTTGGGCAGGCGCTCAATACGATATACAAAGATTTGATCGTGCCTATTATCAATCCTGTTATCGAAGGATTTGGCAAGGTACGCGATGTAATCGCAGGGGCATTTTCTGGGCTTGGCGGCGATACCAACATTCTAAAGACGCTAGGCAATGTTATAGGCACAATTGTAAACGTTGCCATAAACGGATTTGTACTTGCACTCAAGACAGTATTTACGGTCGTACGTGTATTGTTTGCGCCTATCCAAATTCTTATTAGCGCATTTGTCAAGCTGGTAAAATGGATTGGCGACGTTACCGGGGCTTCAGAGTTTTTAACGAAGGCATGGAACTATCTCAAGTCGCTTGGTGAAACTGTCTTTACAGTTATTACCAACTTGGGCGATGCAATCGTAGGGCTTGTCAACGCCGTCAGTTCTTTTGATTTGGGCAACATCGAAAATGCTTTGTCTGCATTTGGCACGTTGACAGAAGCAAAAAAGAAAGATGCAGACGCTACGAAGGAACAGGCAAAGGCGCAAGAGGATGTTAACAAAGCAAACAACGGCGGACTGACTCCAGAAGAGGCGGCAAAGTTAGCAGAAGAACAAGCGGCAGCAGCAGAGAAAAAGAAAGAACAGGAAAAGGCATACGCCGAAGCGTTAAAGGCAGCGCAAGCAGAGTTAAAAGCATTAACGGCGGAAGAACAGAAGCGGCAGCAAATACGCGATGCGCAGTCTATCGAAGATGAAAACAAGCGCGCAATTAAGATCATTGAAATCGAGCGAGACTTTCAGAAGAAGATATTGGATGAGCAGCTTGCAGCTATCAAAGGCAAGGGCAAGCTAGAGACAACGCAGCGCGAGATACTTAATATCCAGCTCAAAAAGTTGGAACAGGAAAGCGCGGACGCTATTGCACAAATACGGGCAAAGCAGCGCGCCGATGAATTGGCAAAGGCACAAGAGCAGGCAAAGAAAGTAGAAGAGCTTAACGCTAAAGTTGCGGATCAGTTACTTGCACGATTGCAGGCACGCTTTGCGGGCGGTGACAACTCGCTTGCTACGGCTGTGCTCAATGCACAACGATCAGCTATTGAGCGCGGACTGACGGCAACGGTAGACGCTATTATTGCATCTACTCCACAGTATGCGGCTGCTATTGCTAAACTCAACAAAGAGATAGAGCAGGGCTTGCTAAAACCTGCCGATTATGCAGAGCGTACGAACAAAGTACGCGCAGAGATACTTGCACGATTGCAGTCGCTACCATCTGATACTAAAGATGTGTACGCATTACAGATTCGCGGCGCATACCAACAGAGCGCGGATGAGATTGCAAAGGGTACGGCGGACATTGTAGCGCAGATCAGGCAGCAACAAGTAAAGCAGGCAAGCGATATATTCGCGGATTCATTGCGGGGCATTGGTGAAGCTTTGCGCTCGGTAGATTTTGCGACTATCTACGGCGAAGCTGCGGACAAAGCAGCGGCGTTGAATGAAGAGCAAGAAAAGCTAATCGAGAACTTGCAGGATGGTACAGCGACGTACCAAGATTCGGTAGATCAGCTTGCGAACTTGCAGGCACAACAGGAACAGACGGCAAGTGCGACGGCTACGGCTATCTCGCAGGCATTCCAAGCTATCGCAGATCAGCAGGCAAAGGCAGCGCAGGACGGTATCAATACGGTAAACGCTGCACTTGAACGTAGAAAAGAGATAGCTAAACAAGAGATCGACCTTGAAAAAGACAAGGCAGATCAGTTGAAAGCTCTGCAAGATCAGGGTATCAAAGACAAGGAAGTTTACGAGGCAGCACTCAAGGCGATTGAAGATAAGTACACGCAGGATCGCGCTAATCTCAAGAAGGAAGATGAGAAGTTAGCCAAAGAATCAGCGGAAGTACAGGACGCTGCACTCAATCAAATAGCGGTATCAGCGGGTGCTGCTTTTGCATCTCTTGTAGCGGGCGGTGAAAGCGCAGGGGAGGCACTCAAGAAAGTAGTCGGATCGACTGTTAGCGCATTGCTTGACTTGTATACGCCATCTATTGTGGCCTTGTTTAGCTCGGTTATCCCTCCGCCATTCGGACAAATCGCCGGGCTTGCAGCGGTGCAAGCGTTAAAGGCATTATTGCAGTCCGCGTTGTCTGGATTTGAAGAAGGCGGTTACACCGGCAACGGCGGCACAAAGCAAGTAGCGGGCGTAGTTCACGGGCAAGAGTTCGTCATGACCGCAGAGACTACACGCAAGAACAGGGCGCTGCTTGAGCACTTGCATAGCGGCAAATCGCTTGAGTCATTCCCTGCTTTGCAGAAAATGCTCGCGGACAATCAGATCAGCACGATACCAGTAACGGAGCTACAACTTATGCGCTCCGAGCTATCGGCTATTCGGCAGCGTCTGGACTCAATGCCAAACGGCATACAAGGTAACATGGGCGTAGATGTGCAGGTAGGCATGGATACGTACCTTTACGAGCGTGACCGCTCACGAATGATTGCAAGAAAGTTGAGAGGATAACATGCCAGCAAAGAGTAACTGGACAATGACGCTGTACGGAAGCAATACGGACACGGCAACAATACCGGCAACCGTGG